AGTGTAGTCCCACTAATCTGGTTAAAAAGTTTACCAATCTGCGAAAGATATTCATTCACTTCTCCTGTTTCTTGTTTTGTCATTGTCGCATTAGTCACATCACGCAACATTGCATCTTGTGACCATACATTCTTAGTTTTGTTTAACTTTGAAACGTTAACACCATAATCTGCTTTCATAGTTTCAAAACTGTTACCTGTATATTTAGTGTGCCAGACAATACCGATTTTCGCTTGACGAATCTCTTGGGCTTGACTGAACGGAACCGCATATACAATCGTGTTGGGGTGAAACGTAACATACTTCGATCCATCAATGTTCTTAGTAGATAAGTCACCACGCCCAAATAAGAAGTCACCTTGAATGACTCCTTTAATGCCTAGTTCAGGCAAATACTTTAATGCATCTTTAAGTTTCACTGCCAAGTCACCCGATGTATCAGCATCAATCTCAGCAGGTGTTTTATAGACTTTAGGATTTTTATTAAAGATACCTTTCTTTGCAACAAAGAACTCACCATCACGAGGATCAGTGCCCGCAAAGATAGCAGGAGCACCGTCCCACTTAACTGAGACTTTACCTTCTTTCTTTCCTGCAAGCATATCACGCATATCACGTAATGCAAAGATTGCCTGTCTTGTACCATTAACACCCCCATACAACACCTTATCTTCGATGTGCGTCATATGAGTATTCTTTTGTTCTGTGATAAACTCAACAAAGTTCATTTACAATGCGTCCTGTGTAATATCGATTTTAACTGAAGGTGAATCTGGTGCAAACGCTAATCCTGTTAAAGCATCAAGTCTAACTGCAACGTCAGATGAAGCCCACATATAAGTGAGTGTGTCATTTGCTTTTATTGATATAGCGTTTGTTGTAGTGAACGCCCTTGCAACACCAGTTCCAGTTATTGTAATATGTCTTGTGGTTCCTGTCAAGTCTGAATCATTCAATCGCAACCAAAAATATAACTGTTTTGCTGAAGCGTTAGTTGAAATGATTTGTGTATTAAGTGTTGCTGAGTATAGGCCAGATTCGTTGAATCGTATCTTCGTTGTGTCACTATCTAAATCAAGTTGTTGTGATCTTAGTGCAGTATTGAGACGAATAGGTGTTGCAGTATTGATTGTAGATACTGTTTGGTCTGAATCACTAGTGAAGTTTCCATAGTTCTTCTGTTGCTCATAACTAGGGCGAACAAAGATTTCACCTTCAGCAGAATCAACACGAAGTACAGCCGCCATAGGAATCACATTATCAGGTGCAGTAGGTTTAACATTTGTCAAGCCGCCTGCAACTGTCGGTGAAACATATAACACATCACCAACACTAAATGCAGTAGTGTTGATATCTCTTAGTTTGCCCCATACTGTCACACGCCCATCAGCACCGTCTTCGATATCTTCTGTAGTAATACCTAATCCATATAATGTAGGAACAGTGCCATTCGCAAGCATAGGTGCGACTAATAATCGAGCAGTACCATTCGTTTCAGCGCCTGAAAACTGTACAGCAGTACCGTTAGGAATCGTCGAGCCTGTCTTGTTACGTACATAAGCATATGTCTCTTGACCAATCTGCTGGCGCACACCGTTAGGATGTGAAAGATTCAATGTTTCGTCTTCTTCACTCCAACACAATGTTCCTGGAACATGATTAACATCATGTACATGCGTTCTATCAAATCTTATTAACTCAATAGGTCCAACTCGATTAGTGAACTGTACTGCTTTTGAGTTTGCATCATACTCTAACACCCAGTTGTTTGTATTAGGTGTCATCGTACTACGATTCACATCATCAAGAAAACGAAACTCTTTCTCACCACCGCCACCAAGCGTTGTAAGTTGCTTCTGTACACGTTCAACAAATGTCTTATAATGTTTGTTTAAATCTTCTTGAGTAACGTACTGACTGCGTAAATCAATCTTATTCAGATAATCTTCTTCTTTGACAGGCTTAGGTTTAAGTTCTTCAGGTACTACCATCTCAGGAAGAAAAGTCTGTTCACCTTTTAATGCAGACAAGTAGTTCTGCATAGGATCATTGTTTTCAACAATCGGTTCTTTAGGGGTTTCTACATCAACCTCTCGCCCCGATTTTGCTTCTGCGATGGCCGCAAAGAAGTCTGCTAGTGAAGTTTTCTTATCCGACATTACTTAATCACCTTGTCTTCGTTAAACTCTTTTGATTTACGCCCGTCAATGGGCATGATTACAATACGTGTACCTTTTACACCTGCATCGCTTCTATCACCTTTGTAGATAGCCATGAATACAGGTTCGAATCCACCATCATCAACTGACTCACCATTGTAGTGCACATGATTTGATTCGAAAACATAATAGTTACCCTTCTTCACTAACTCAACAGGACCTTGTATTAATACTGAACAGTTCTGTCTACTCGGGCGTTTCGTCATATATTCGTTACCATACACTGACAACATCTTTAGTGTATTATCTTTTATCTTACGACGCAATGATGTTGCTCTAGGCAAACCATCAGGAAATATTTCTTTTAAATCGTTAATGAACTGTTGTGTTTCTTTATGTGAGAATATCTTAGGTTCTTTACGTTGTGAGATACCGCCCCATTGTTGAAAGTCTTTAGGGCGACTACCATCTTTATGTGATATCCAAACACACTCTTTACCATTTGCATCTAGTAAGTGAAAGTCTGACTTTGGTGTTCCGGGAGTTGACTCAGCATCTTCGACGTGGTATATATCACGCCCTACTTTGATTGGTACCGTCGCACTTGCACTCTCTGCTTTGATGTCTGCAAGTTGCTTTCTTAATGATGACAGTTCAATATCTTCCTTTATAGTAGAACCACCCGCACCTTTACCACCAAACTCTCCTGTCTTCATCAAGTCTTTAAACTTGTATACAGTACCGTCTTCGCTCAGTAACTCTAATCTAGTCGTAGGGCGTTGTTCTTTCAATGCTTTGATAACATCGTTGTTTTGAACAAGCACAGTCTTCTTACCATTCACAAGAGTAAACGGATCTTTTGTCGTGTATTTCTTAATGAATACTTCGACACGAAATGCGTACTTGTATATCTCTCGACCTGCTAGATTAGCCATGTGCTTCTCGTTAAAAATCTATGACTGTATTTATACTTTAAAAGAAAAAGGGCTCACAAGGAGCCCATAAGTTGAGGGGAGAAATGTGGCGTTCCCGGCAGGACTCGAACCTGCGACCCACTGCTTAGAAGGCAGTTGTTCTATCCAACTGAACTACGGAAACTTAATCAAATACGGCAAAGATATCTTCTTCTTTTACTGCCGCTAACTGTGTACCTTCGAAAGTAAATGGCTTTGCTTGCGACCAATCAAGAACGACTTTCTGACTTGGTGCAACTGCTTGAACTTCAGGACCAACTGCGATGACTACACCTGGCTTGTGCCCTGTATCAATGTTAGTGGTAAGAATAAGACCACTCTCGGTAGTCTTTTCTTTTGTGTCGTCTTGTGCAACCACAACAAAGTTATTTAATGCTTGCATAATATTTCCTATGAATAGATTGAGTTTGATTGTTCGACATATTGCCCTTTGACATATGCTCGGATTATTTTACCCGCTTGTTTTACTACAGCGACGATTGATTTGTCGTGCTCATCAAAGCCGATAACACGATCAAGTTGAATGAATGCCGTCTCTGCATTGTCATACTTATACACACGTTCAGCACCGTTTTTGTAAGTAACGACTTCGTAGTTTTTCAGAGTCTCGTTCTCTTTCTCAGTCTCTTGAAACTCAAGAATCATCTCATTACACTCAATAAGAGGAACACTTGAGATACGCTTCTCTTGTGTCTCTTCAAGAATCATTTTACGATAGTGGTTAGGTATTTCTTTGTAAGACTTGTAAATCATAATATATTATCCTCTCGACTTGACAAAGTTATGATAGCATCGAAATGATAGACTGTCAACACTTTTTTTCAAAAAAGATGAAGAGGGGCTTACGCCACCTCTGCCATTTCAACTGCTTGATTAAGGGCGTTCACTTTCTTGGTCTTGTTAGAACCGAACCAAGCAGAAGCCATTCTAGCATCATTTGAACGACCTAGCAAGTGGTCAGTTGTGAAAGTCACTGCGTTCAGTGCTTGCCACCATGAACCCTCTGCGTACTGAGCACCAGGTTGTGTTTCAAGAACATCGTAAGCCATCTTAGCAGTGCGTGATAACTCATCATAACCTTTCACTTCACGCTTAGGGGCATTCGCAACAGGAAACACGTTATTGAAGTATTGAATCAAGTCAGACTTCTTCGCACGTTTGTTAGACAAGAAACGAGCCATATCACGATAGATTTCAAACTTCTCATGAGCAATACCAAGTTGCTCTTTTACCATTGATGGATCAAACTTCGTACGGTGATTTAATCGCACTTCGTTCTTAGCATTCATATCTAACGATAGTGTTAATGTGTTGTTACACACGACACGAATCGGAGTAAAACGCACGTTTAGTGACTTGCCGTATTGGTGTGGATTAGAAAACAGTAGATAACTGTCTACCTGGTCGTCTTGCAAAACATCAAACGATTCATTTACTTTTGCAAGCACCCAAGTGATTTGCCCATTCTTAAGTGAACCAGCGGTGTGCATTTCCATGTCACCTGCCGCACAGTACTCAGCAAAAAACTCAAACGCTTCTTCGTTTTGTACTGGTTCCCAGCCGTTACCGACCATAGGCGCAAGTACACTATTATCAGAACTACGCACAAGCGCATGTGCACCAGTAGCAGTAAGGACCCCGTCATCACGACGAGCGTAGGTAGGTTGCTTCAGAACTTTCCAATCAAGCCCTGCTTTTTGCATCATTTGAACAGGTGATAAATCTGCAGGAACACGCTCACCTAGACCGTGCCATGGCACTTCACCTGCATAAGCCATTGTTTCAACGTTATGTGACATAATGTAATCTCCTCATCAACTCAACATTACAATGTAATCATATCATATCAGAAAAGATGTTGTCAACACATATTTTTAAAAAAGTTTAAATAACT